TCAGCGTGTCCTCCGCTAATGCCTTCGCCTGCGGATCGTCGTGCCATTGGTCGGCACAGGCTTTCGCGAATCCCGTGGCCGTGATTCCGTAGACCCGAACCCCGCTGAAATGCAGGCGCTTGAGCAGCATCCACGCCGCCCGGGTCTTGCAGGTTCCCGCAGGACCGACGAATCCGAGACCTTGGGGAGAAAACTCCCATGCCTCGCATTCGCGCAGAAATGCCGCTGGAATGCGTTTGGGGTCGCTTTCGCGGTAGAGTGGAGGACAAAGGGCGTTGAACGCCTCCTGCCGCCTTTCCTGCTCCTCTGTGGCCTGCTCCTGCTTGAGCTTCTCGATCCGCTTGAGGTCACACTCGTCGCACAGGATTTTTATGTTCGGGAAAATCCGAAGCAAATCCTCCCCCGGCGCTGGAACCGAGTTGTAGCACGACTCGGTCGCGCAGCATTGGACCGTTACCATGTGAGATCGACCTCCTTGATTTTGGCTGGCGCGAGCGCCGGTTCGACCTTGTTGAGCCAGTTGATGACAAACTGCCGGGTCTTCTTACGCCCGGGGTGCGCCAGCAACCACGCATCCATCTTGCGGGACTCCGCATCGACATCGATGCCCGGATAGTGCCGCCGCATCTCCGCCCAAAACTCCTCATCCAGAAGGTAGGGCTTTTTGCGATCAGCGCCTACTTCTTCGTTAGAAGAAGTAATAATTGAAGATGAAGAAGAAGATGAAGAAGAAGGGGTTGGTTTTTGCTTAACCTCGGTGGATAAGCAAACGCCAACCTTCGGGTTATCCTTCAAGGTTGGGTTGCCACCGAGGTGACCACACGCAGCCCGCTTATTACGAAGCTCTTCGTCACGAATCATCCGGCGCGAAAAGATCACGCCCTCCTCGTCGGTCTCGAAAACGCCAGCCTCGGCGAGTTCTGCCAGACACCCTTCCGTTTCCTCCAAGGTTAGCCCGCACATACGAGCAAGGTTGGGTGCAAGGATAACCTTATGGTTAACCTTGAGGTAACCATAGGGTGAACCTTCATGCATGAAGCAAAGGATATCCATCCAGAGTCCGCGAGCCGCCGCGCTACAGGACCGCAGCCCTGTGTCGCGCAGCCAGTCGCCGGGGTAGAATTGAAACGCAGGGCGCTTAGTCATTGGAATTCCTCCCAAAGAGTTCTGAATGCTCGCTCTGCGGTGGCAGGCACGACTCCGTTGCCGAGGAGTCGTAGCTCGTCGGTTCGATTGTCACAGGAGACGCACAGCTCGGCATAACCCAGCCCACTGGGAGACCCATTAGCGTCTCGACCCAGCGCGGGTTGAGCTTGCCGCCTGTCTGCATATGCAGAAGTTGATTGTGCATCCGACTCTGCATTTCGTATTCTGTTGGAAGTGAGTGCTTGTGGTCTTGATCCCTCGGCGTTGCCCAAGACTTCTGTTCTGCCACCACATGATCCCGCAGTTTGTATTTCCCCGCACAGCCCTCCCGCATCTCCATCACACCGCCCTCGCCGTCCGACGATGACGGGGTTCGCCACAACTCTGGGCGGCTCCCATCCGTGCTGGGGTTCGCCGGGGCGGCTTGGCCATACTTGACGGCATCCGAAAGTTTTGCACCGTAAGCTACCGGATTCTCCTCTTTGTGGTTGTGATAACTGACCGCCCTTCCATCTATCCATTCCGTCTTGTAGCTGCCGCCCGTTGTGTCCATGACAGCTGGCGTCGGCCAATTCGCCGCATCCTGCATCAGCGCCATCGTTCCAAGCGGAATCGAATTGCGATGCTCCTGCGATTTGCCAACCGAGTTCTTCGACTCGTTGACGCTGATCGTAGGCCAAGATAAACACGCGCTTGCGCTGGTGCGGTGCGCCGACTTCAGCCGCGCTGAATATTCCCCACGCCGCTTTGTAACCGATTGATTCCAGCTCTCCAATGACTTCTCGGAGTCCAAGGCTGATGTGTCCTTCGACATTTTCGAAATAGCAGAGTCGGGGGCGAAGAATCCGAATTCCGTCTGCGATAAAAGGCCAGAGGTGCCTGGGGTCTTCTGTGCCGAGCCGCTTTCCGGCTGCGCTGAAGGGCTGGCAGGGATAACCGCCAGTGAGGATGTCCACGCGGTCACGAAACTCTGCCCATGGGAAGGATTTAAGATTCGTCCAGATAGGTGCTGCGTCCATGAGTCCCGCTTCCATTTTTGCGACCAAGTTCGCGCAGGCGAAGGCTTCGATCTCACAAAGAGCGACCGTGCGCAGATTTCGGATAACTCGGTGGAGTCCAAGCTCAATGCCGCCATATCCGGCACAAAGGCCGATGTGTGTAATTGTTTTGGGATTATCCACATGCTGCCCCCCTATAAACGGCCAAAATGCGGGCGTGAGCCTGCGCTCGCTTCGCCTTGCGGTAGCATAAATGACGAATCACCCCGGCTTTGACCGCTGCCGAGAACCTCGCGCCCATCGCGTTCGGGTGCGGTGGTTCCGGTATCCATGGTCGGACATCCTCGGCGGTAAATTCCGCGCCGTTGCGGGCCAGCCATGAGATGACCCCATCGCAGGTCGCCTTCCAATCCTCCGGGGTGTTGGCATCCACTTGCAGGATGCCCCGGTCGCGCAGTTCCTCGCCGGTCATTTGCCGCCCTCCTGCAAAATAGCCAACTGCTCTTTTGTCAAACCAAGTGAAGCAATGAGAGCATTGCGGGCAAAAAGAGCTTGTTTCTTTTGCCATCTTTCTTGCAACCAATCGAAACTTATATCTTTTCTGCTAATTACCCATTTGCGAATTCTTTTAATATCACGCCTATCAGATGTTTTTTTGGGAAGTAATTGACCCAAAACATAATCTTCATCATGGAACATTGAGTAGGCAAGCTGGTCACACGCTTTAACAAATTCTAAATACAACCTTTCAACTCTTTTACCACATTTAATAACTTCTTCCCATTCTGAATCAAAATCAAATTCTTGTTTTGTTTTATCTTCATCAATGATATTATTTTCTAAACGATATTGATAATCTAATCGATGTGCTAGTAATATTCTTTCTAATTCGTTATATGTTTGCTTCCCGCACCCTCTTAACTTTTTAATTCGTTCTAATGCCTCTTCATCAATCTGATTAAGCGTTTTATAACCTCCACTTTTCCGAAGGATGTTGTCCAACCTTACAGACATAGGTATTTCAACCAAAGGTATTTCTCTCATTTCGCGGCCCTCCCTTTCTTCGGCTTGTCCTCAACGAGCTTCACGATCTCCTTGCCGATCTCCGCCTCGCCGTCCTGCACCGCGACCCCCATCTTGCCGCACCATGCTCGGAAGGTCGCCCCGCCCATCTCGCCGCCGAGCGCCTCGACCAAATCATCGAGTCCCGACTTCCCAGCCACCGCCGCCCGCACAATGGACAAGCGGTTGAATGTCTCGCTGCCCTTCTGCTTCTGGAGCTTCCACCCCGGCACCTCGGCCCCGGCGACCATCTGCGCTTTCGCGGCGTCCTTGAGCGGCTTCACGAACTCCTTGGAGAAAATCGATTCCGCCTTTAGGAACTTCCCAAGCCGCACCGGATCGGCAAGCAGGCTTTGGCGAATCTCCTCCAGCGACACCGAGGATTCCACGGTCGCCAGCGTCTCCACCACCGGAGCCGTCAGCGCGACACAAGTATCCGCCTTCCGGCACCATGAGCAGTATTCGCAGGAGGTCGGCTTGCGATTTGGGTCGGTCGCAGAAGCCAAAACCTCGGAAACAACCTCTTGAGCCTTCTCGTATGTCCACACATGGGAAACGACTTCCCTCTGGTCGCAGAAAATCAGATGAGTAGTCCAATCCTGCGTGAAGGTGCGATCCATGTTTCCAAGGGCGTATGCCGCTTGCTGCTGGAAATAAGACCTCAAACTTCCAGTTTTTAGGTCGGCGCTCATCTGGATCGCTTCGCATCGCATATCCTCGGTGCCGACATGATCCATGCCGGGGGTGTTAACCTTTAAGTTAACCTCATCCGCCTCGATCTCCGCGCCGTCTGCGATGTCGCGGGCGGTATCCACCGCCCACATCACCGCTTCCAGTTCCTCGGTCGTGAGGTCGCCGGTCACCGGCTTGCCCATGAGGAACGCCCGGAACGCCGCATCCATTTTCGTGCCACGCTCCGCCGCCGGTCCTGCGACCGGGTTGGATTCATAGCAGGGGCATTGAGCCAACTTGGGAAGTGCCGAGTGCCGGATCATGCCGCCTCCTTTTGTCCGAGGACCGCTGCGATGAACTTCGGCGTGTTAGCCAGCACCCGGGCGCGATAAGCGCCATCCGGAAGATCGCGGAAGGTCTGCCCCTCGGCGATCTGCTCCTTCGCGACGAGGAACAAGTTCACCGCCGCCTCGTTCGCCGCCAATTCCTCGGGCCATGCCGTCTCGGTATCAGCCGAAACCGCCACGGCCTCGACCTCGATGAGCTTCGGCGCTTCCGCCACCGGCTCCGGGGTCACTTCCACCTTCACCGAGCGTGTCGGGCGAGGAGCGTCAAACTCCTGCACCTCCTCCGGGGTATACATCCCATTGAGAACCGCTGGGAAGGTCGCACGGACCCCCTCCGAGATCACCCGCGCCCGAAGCATCTGCCGAGGGTAGGATTTCCAATTGTCCTTCGATCCCAGCCCCGCCGCCTTGGCGCGAGCCATGTCCCAATCGATGCGAAGCGATCCGCCCGCAGGGTGTGAGAATGTCGCCGAGACCTTCTCGTTCGTGTGGTCGTGCCACTCGACCCGCCCGCCGCTCTGCTGGAACCTCGCCAGCATCGAGTCGGCCTTGAGCGAGGCGCGGCCTTGAATGATATGGTAGTCGCTCGCCACCGATCCGGGGTGACGCCCCTCGGCGCTCGCCACGATCATCAGCGCGAGTGCTTGATCCGGGGTCTTCATGCCGAAAAGACCCGATTTCACGATGGCCGAGGCCATCACCTGCATATCGCCCAAGGCGACTTGTGTGTTGACTTGTGTCAGTTGTGTATTATTACTCATTTGTTACTGCTTCTTTGTGGTTTCACTTGGCTCCTTGGGTTGCCGCCCTTGGAGCCGTTTTCTTTGTGGTGAGGACGATCAGTCCTCAAAATCTTCCCATTCCTGCCAGCGCCTGCGGCGTTCCTGTAGATCGCGCATCCGGCGATACATATTCCGCTGGCCGAGGTTGTAGCTCGCGAAGCACGACCCAAGGGTGACAATGGCCAGCGCGATTCCCTCCCAGCCGCTCATCGTGCCAACCTCCATGCACAAACCCCGAGGATGACGACCGGCGAAATCATCCAGATGAAATCGAAGGCGTAATCTAGGCAGCGTAGAATCGTGTCCATTATTTCGCCCTCCGATTAGCCGACGACCGGCGCTTGTTGTTCCACCATTGCTCCAGCGAGGGGCGAAGAATCTGCCACCCGCCCTTGTTGCCCCGGGGCTTCTCCGCAGAAAATATCCCACGGTTGCAGAATTGCCGGATCGTCCAAGGAGCGTAGCCGGTCATTGACGCCGCCTCACTCACCGTCATAAGAAGATTTGCACTCACGCCGCTTTCCTCCGTTTCTTGGCAGGAGTTTTGTGCGCCTTATTAGCAGGGGTGGTTATACACCCATCGCCAAAAAAAAGGCGGCGGACATAAGATGAGAGGGAACGCCCATCTTTCTTTGCCGCTGCCCGCAGCGTCTCCACTTCATCAGCCTCCAAATAGAGACCAATCGATACGAGGTTACTTTTGGTTTTTGTTATGCTCATAGATTTTTTCTTTCAAGAGGTCGGACATCGACATCCCGCGAGCCTTTGCCAATTTGATCAAAAGCGCCTTCTCTTCCGCCGTCAACCAGACGGCAATTTGCTTTTTATCTTTGGCTCGCTTGCTTGGCATAACGCTATAATGTTGCAGGTGTATAACCACCCGTCAACGAAATTTTGAAAAATTTTTCAATGGGGAGAAACCCTACCAGAAAATAATTGTTGACATCCGCAGAGTCCGATAAAATGGGCATCTGCGGTCAGCCCTTCTTTTTTTTGAGTTTGTTCTCCATCACGCGAGCGATGACTTTTTCGCGATTTCTTTGATACCAATCCGCCTTTCGATCACGCTCCGCTTCCTTAAATTTTTCGTCCGTCTTGTAGCGATCCTTGTATTGTTTCGCCATGAACTTTCGCTGCGTTTTTTTGTTTGCGTAGGGCATAGGTCAAATCCTCCAGAACGCCTTCCAATCGGCCCGCACGGCGGGAACCGCATAGACTCTCTGCACCATCGCGGGCGAGGTGTGACCCATCTGGTAAGCGGTCAAACCCGGATTCGCGCAGCGCCCGAGGTGGTAGGTCGCGAACGAATGCCGAAGCGCGTTGTCCGGCCATCCCTCCCAGCCAAGCCCCAGCGCCACCTTGCGCCTCCTCTCAAAAAGCGCCTCCATCGAACTCGTCACAATCCGCCCCTTCTTCCCCTTGAAAAAGTTCCGCCGTTTTACCAAAGGCTCGGTCATGTCCACCACCCGCTGCAACATTCCCGTGGTCTGCTTGGAAACCTCGGGCCGGATGTGAATTTGCTTCGACTTAAAATCCACATCCTCCCAATTCATCCGCGCCACCTCAATCGTCCGCAGGCCCGCGAATGCGCCCAGCAAGACCAACGCCATCACATCATCCGACATCCGCGCCTTCAAAAGCGCCTTCATCTGCGCGGGCGTCAGAATGTTTCGCCCCGGGGTCGCTCGCGGAGACCGCATCCCCTCGACCGGCGACCGCTCGATGAACCGCATCCTCGCGGCCCACCGAAAAAACATCCGAGCATAACGAAACCACATCGCCCGGGTGGTCGGTGAATCCGAGGTCTGGTTAAGCCACCGAGTCAGCGCCACCGGCTCGATGGCGGACAACGGCCCGGACCATTTCGAGTTCAGTTCCCGGCACAGCATCTCGACCTTCGCGAAATGCGATTTGGATTTCGTCGCGTTCTCCGCCGCGAACATCCTGGTTGCCGCAGCCACGGAAATGCCGCCCTCATCTTTGAGTCCTCGCGTTCCCTTGTCTCGGATGACTTCGACCATGCGCTCGCCTTCCTCGTATGCCTCCGCCTCGGTTGAGAAAAACCGGCGAATTTTTTCTCCCGCGAACGAAGATTTGATCTCCAGCTTCCACGGCGAGCGCGGGCGAGCGGGGTAGGGGCGAACGATGTAGTGTTGGTTCATGTTGGCGCTTGTTGTCCGTGTTGTCCAAAAACTGCACTTGGACACCAACAACACTCAACGAGAACCAACGGAAATCAACAACAAAGAAAGCCCCGCAGATTCAGTCTAGAAGAGGCTCCAGAGGCTTTACTGGAGTGGCGGAAGGGGAGGGATTTGAACCCTCGGCAGGTTGCCCTGCGTTCGATTTCGAGTCGAGAAACTAGGACTGCCAATCAACGCTTTGCATAAGCGTTGTCCGTTGTTGTCCTAAACTACCGGGCGGATGCGGATGAAATTCCGGGCAATGCTCTTGGCGCGGGTCTTTCTCCACACCCCATCACCATACTCGGAGTCGCGGTCACCTCGCCCATTGGTGTTGCCCTCGATGGTGACGATCTGTGATCCACTTTCGGACTCCACGATGCCGACATGACTGAAATCAAAGACGACGATGTCGCCTGGGCGGGCCATGTCTCGGTCGTGGAGGATCACCGTAGTCTTCGGGCGGGATCGCGCCCATCCGAGGAAACCGTAGGCGAGGGCGGTCTTTGGTCGCCACTCCTCGGGTGTTTTACTTTGCAGGTTGAGCCATGCGGTGACCTCGGGAGTCATCAGCCACTCGCGGATGCACCAATCGACAAAAGCCGCGCACCACGGCCACGCAGCGGGAGCGAGATCGGTAGCTTCTTGGTAGTCGCGGATTCGCTCGCCGTTGTTGTTTCCGCCGACTTCGCGGACCCCGACTTCGCGGGCAGCAATCTCGGCGAGGAATTTGGTCATTTGTCGCGGAGGGTTCGGCTATTCACAAACTCGTTCCACGCGAAATCCTGCGCGGAGGTCGTGGGCGCTGCGGTGCTGGCGGGGACATAGCGGACATCGAGTTTCACATCTAGCTTGCCGAGTTCGCCGACCCGGTCGCCGAATGGCGGAATCGGAACGCTCACGCATGAGGTGAGAAACGCGAGGGCGAGGAAAATCCAGCCCAACATGACCATCGCAGCGGCGATCCGGCCCGGGGTCATTTTTTCTCTTTGCGAAGAAAATTTACCAAGCCGACGAGGCCCAGCCCCAACGCCACGATATGGTTCTGGAGAGCCGGTTCGACGGAAATCCCAAGACTGGTCAAAATTAAAATACCGCCCCTCCAGCTTGAGGACTCCGAGGCGCGGGCGAGCAGGTAATCGAGTGCGTTTTTCATGGTTGGTGGTCGAGTTTGCGCTCGACTCGCTCCATAATGGCCGAGTTCTGCGCGATGGTTTTTGCGGAGGTGGCGACGACCTCCAGCATCTCCTTATTGGCTTGCTTGAGGTGAGCCACAAATTCGGCGGACTGCTCGTCCATGCGTGATCTCAATTGATCGATTTGTCGGATGAGGTAGCGGAACAAGACCCATGCAAACGCGAGGCAGATGAGGAGAAGACAGACAAAAAGCCATCGGTCGTTTTGCGCCGAGGCGTGATTGGCAAAGGACAAGAGGTCGTCGGTCATTAGGTCGCGGGTATGGTATCAGTCAAAACTGAAGAGTCAAAAATCAGTCCGAGGTTGCGTTGTCCGCGATTCCGAAGAAGTCAGATGCGATGTGGGTGAGCGATGCGGCGGCTGCGGCGTTTTGGTTAAAAAGACCCATGAGGGAAACCATGCCGTCGATGTCTTTTAAAACATCGGCCATCTCGCGCTCTCCTTGGACAATGTCCGGGATGTTTTTGATGGCGCGGACCCCACGCTCAAAATTGATGAGGTCGGAGCTTTGGTGGTATTGGCCGAGAGCGGTATTGATTCCCTTCTCTATGTAGTCGCCAAGGTATGGGATGCCTTGGAGCGGTTCTGTCGCCATGGCCACGCCGATGCGTTTCCAGTTCCATGTTTTTGAGTCGAAGAATTCATCCTCGTCGTCGCCATCGTCTCTTATGTCCTTCCATGCATTTCGTATGAATGCGCCCATGGCCAAGTTGAAAACAATAAATCCAAGCGCCGTTGCTCCGAACCTCTTGAGAGGTCGGTTGGCTTTTGTGTAGGCAAGCAGGGCAAGGTTTTTCCGAGCCTCGGAGGCGAATGCCCAGCCGAGTCGCGACCCGGGGTTGGTTGCGGTGACCTCGTAGATTGACTTCGCTCCCATGCGGGTTGGCTGCGCGAGTCGGTCGGTGATGCGTTCGGCGGTGTTGTGAGCGTAGTCCTCTGCGGCCTTGCCGGTGTAGCCAAGCGATTTGGCTTGGCCCAAATTGTAGTCGTAGACCATGGCGTAGGTGCCAGCGGTCCACAGGGCATCCGACCCCGAGATTAGGCGTCCGATTTTTTCGACTTGGTGCTTGAGTTGGTTTGGCTTCCCAGCCTTGAGACCCTCCATCGCGATCTGCACGATGGGTGGCATTTGTTTCAAGCGCCGTTGGATGTATGCGGAGTTGAGTGAATCACCCCAGCCGAGGTTTCCGGTCAGCAACTTGCCAAGCCTGTAGACATAAGCGCCCATCGGGAGTTCGGCGCTCGCGGCTCCGATCTGGGTGGTCTGAATAGCAAGCGTCCCAACACGACCTATGAGTGCGACTTGCGCTGCGCGGCTGGCCATGCGGTTTAAGACCTGCGATATTTCGAGGCCGAGCGATGCGTCTCTGTTGCCGCCTTGGGAGAATGCGTCGAGGTATCGGTTGAGGACTCCTGTTGCCTCCTCGCCGCCAGCTTCTTTGATTGAGTTTTGGACATCGCGGAAGCGTAGGATTCCATTTGCCTCTTTGATCCATGGCGCGAAAGCCTTCCAATGCTCCATCTGCCGAGTGTGGGCGAGGTATGTCTGCACGACATTTCTGAAAGCAGGTTCGGCGATGGCTGTTCCACGGGTGCGGAGAGCGCGGGGGGATATGCTGGTTGCCGATACGGAATTACCGGTGACCGGGTCGGTGACCATCCCGGCAGGCGCATTGATTGGAACAACGGTGACAGGAGAATAGTTTTGAATTCGCGGGAGGTTGATTCCGTTTAGTTCGCGATAGACGGAATTGATCGCGAACCATTCCTTCCCGTAGGAATCCAATAAATAATCCCGGACGGTTTTGGCCTCCGGCGATAAGGCGGATTCGATTTCGTCGATGAATTTTTGGTCGTAGTGCCACTTTCCAACGGGTATTCCACTTTCATTAAGTTCGCCCTCCATGTGGCGGCGACCATCTTCCTGCATCCATAGCATCGTCGCGGACAACGCTTCCAGTTCAGAGAGGTTGAGACCATTGGCCGGTATCGAGGGCTGGCTCATTTGCCACATGAGCTTCTCTCCCGCAGCCCGGTTGCCACCGGCAAGTTTTGTGAAGAGGTCATGGATTGCCTCCTCTTTTGCGGCCACGGCATCGATCTTGGCATATTCCGCTTTGCGCTGACCATCCGAGAGCCGGATTGCCATTGGGGATTCGTGGCCGAAAAGGATGTTCACGACACCATCCCATGCAAGCGTATCCATAAACCATCCGTGGACTTTCCCTTTTAATCCATTATCGGCAGCAGCTCTTTTTCTTCTGTCTGTGTAATCGCCTTTTTTGCCTGTTGCTAGGATGGCTTGGGCGCGGGAAATATCGCGATCCTCACGCTCACGGATTTTCTTTTGGATGAATTCCGACATTCCCTTGTCCCATGTTTCCTTGGCGGACTCCAATGCGGCAGCGCGGCGGCTGGAGTCGGCATTTTTCCAATCACCGGCGAGTGAGACGAGGTCAGCCTCGCGGGTTAGCATAGCCTCTTCCTTGGCGGTGAGATTCCCGGATGCGATCTGCGTTTCGAGGTTGGCGATGTGGCCATCGACTTTCTCGGCGCTCCAGTTGCGGGCCTCGCGGACCACGGCAAAGAGGGACTGGATGTCCGCTCCGATGCCTTTGGGCTTTTCCCCGGCGGCGGCTTTCTTTGGTTTGGTGCGCTCCAACAGGGCGTCAAATGCCGACCCGTATTCCTCCTTGAGCGTTCGCTCCAGTTGGCGGTCGATCATGTCGATGCGCTTCACAAAGAAATCTGCCAATGCCTTGTCGCCTGTGCCGATATTGGCAAGCACGGCAAAGCCTCCCACCCTGCCACGAACTTCTGGTGGCAATACTTTTAAAATCCCATCCAACTCCCCGATGGCGGTGACAAGTTTTGTATGCCGGACTTTGTCGCGCATTCTGGCATTGGCTGCGGAGTCTTTGGCTGCTGCCGCTTGCTCGATCTGCTGCCGCTGGGTTTTTGCTTCGGTATCGATGGCTGCTTTGCGCTCGGCGTATTTGTCCCGGATGCCTTTCTCTAAAATCTTCGCTCGGTCTTTGGCATCGCGCTCGACGCGCTTGCGCTCGGCAAGGGTTTGAGCAGCTTCGATGCGCGGCATGAAAGTGTCCGCGTTGTCCTGCAATGCTTTTTCGACCTCGGTGGCTTCCTCGGTGGTCAGATCAGCGAGTTTGGAAGCCCGCTCGGACTCGACTTGCTCAACGGCTGGGGCGGTATTAGTCGAAACTGCGGAACGAATCGCGTCGAGTTCCTCCTTGTTCTGCTGCATGACACGCAAAAACCTTTCCCGCGCCCGCTCGTAGACTTTAAGCCGCTCGTCCGGGCCTCGGTTCATGCCGCCGAGCGCGGCGTTTACTCGGTCGATCTCGCGCTGGCTGGCGATGGAATAAGAAATTGAATCCGGAGACTCAAAATTTTGAACCGCCGAATTAACTTCCTCTCTTGTGAGTCCAAGAGCTTGGAGTTGGTAATCGTTGAGTTGCTTTAAATCGGCAACGACCTGCTCGACTCCTCGGGGTAATACCTTTCGAGCATTTCCAGAATCCCCTGCAGCACCGGCACCGTCAGATACTCCTCGCCCTTGGTTACCCTGTCCTGCTCCACCCATGCTGACAAGCGATCCTTCTGCGACTCGCCGAGGGCGTTGAGCCTTTCGCTCGGCCATGCCGCCAGCATTCTTTGCAGCAATGGAGATTGCTGTTGCTGTGTCTGCGTTTCTTCCAAGGTTTGCATGAAGTTCGGGATTCCACTTCATGTATACAACCGGAGGTTTCACTTGTCCATTCCAGTTCTGGCTATGCCACACTTTTTCAAGTTCTCCCATCTTCCCTGCTTCGGTGTGGTATTGCGGATCGAATGGCAAAGTATCGATCACCTCAAACCCGCTCCTTCCGTAAAGAGTCGGAAGGAGACCTGCAGGGAATTTCGGGCTTTGCACCGAGTAGCAATCCAGAAGGGTTCCGCCCTTGGATATCGCTTTGGACATGATGAGCGGGAGAGTGCCGTAGGCGGCCTTCTCGTTGTTGACCACCGAGACGATAGCCCAATCCTTTTCTGGATCGGCATACTGCGCCTCGCTTGCATCGGGGCGTTTCAGCGCGAACCAGATGTTCATGTCGCCGAGCCGGTAGACTTTCATCTTCCCGTCCTTGATCAGCTTCGACACTTCCTGTGGAGAATACTGTGTTAAGGTTACCGCTGCATCGTTGTTGCGAAGGGCGCGTGAGAATTCCGCCAGACCGGCTTGGCGCGGCTCGGTGAATTCCACCCATTTTTGATTGAGGGCGGAGACGATGGCTTTGGCTTGGTTAGGTCGCAGAGATGTCTGCGTTTGTTCCCACGCATTCAGCATGGATTCCGTGATGTGTTGAGCCTTGGCAATGCCATCGGGGATTTTGCCTTTGAGGTAGTATCCGTGGTTGGAAGTGTAACCGGCCCTGTTCAACCCGTCTCTGATGTCTGGAAACGCCAATTCATACGGGATCGGAGTGCGAAACATTGCCACCACATTGCCGGGGGCAAGTGAGTTGTAGCTGTTGTGCGGCGTGACTCCAAAAGCCTCGGCGGTCAGAGTTTTATTTTTCAGTCCTTGCTCAAGGCGCGGGACATCGATTTCCAACAAAGAAATCATAGAAAGGTTTTGAGTTCCTCCGAAGGATTCATCGAGGGTTGCTCGTCGGATCTGTTCCATCGGCGGTGCGCCAAGCGACTCCGCTTTTGCCGAGGAAAGTTTTTCAGCGATGAAGGCGCGTTGCTCAAAGCTTAAACCGGCAAGGTAGGTGTCGAACTGGTTTGCCGTGAACTTTGTCGGGAAAGTCAGCAACCCTTCGGCAAATGTTTTGGCGTTTCTGGCTTTTTCGTATTCCTTCTTGGCATCCTTGATGGCTTTTTCATCGCGTTTGCCCTTCCTTGACTCCAGCTTGTCCAAGGCTTTCTTGGTTGCCGCTGCTTTATTGGACGAAGTCTCGGCAAGTTTTTTCGCCGCATCGATGACGAGATTGGCAAGCCCCTGTTCCTGTTCTGCGGAAATCCTGCCTTCCTGCACATAGCGGGAAACCTCGGCAAGTTTCTCCCCTGCAATGGTCGGGTTAGAGATGTGCGAGTCCTGCTTCATGGCATATGTGCCAATCAAGAATTTCTCGCTGCCGTCTTTACCTTTGTAAATTGCCCCAAGTTTTCGCGCTAAATTTAGCTTGCCTGTCCAAAACCCATCTTTTGCTGCCGCCCACACCACCCCTGCGTTGAAGTATTCGGGAATGACTGAAAAAGCAGGCCCGCCTTGCGCCGGTTTCTGCGTGAAACTGCCGCCGCCTGCGGTTAAATCAGCTTCAATTGGGATGATTTGGCGTCCAATAAATTCTGTGCCAATGGTTGTTGGGATTTTTAGATTGTCGGCAAGGATATTTGCCGCTGTCGTATTAACTCCAATGCTATAGTTGGTCGCGCCGGTAGCTGGCGCGGCGAGAGCTTCCGATGCGGGGATGCGGTTGCCGTTCTCCTCGGTGATCTTGATGAGGTTTTCGTCGAAGATCACATAGTTGTATGTGCCTATGCCTTCGGATCGACTGCTGCCATCGAGGTAGCGGATGCCGGGGATGCCTGCTTGTTGCAGGTCTGCGCTTGCCGTCATTGCTGCCCTCTCTCCAAAGCTGGAATATGTTTGAGTCAGTTTTTCGTAAAAGTCTCCCCC